TCCACCACCAGTATCAGTTGGTGCTACAGTAAACAAAGCAACATGTAAAGTTGATGGTGCTGTAAAGGCATTACCACCAAATACATGTTCTAAAACTTTATCTTCTAAATAATCGCTAAATCCAGACATTTATATTCTCCTAATTGTTCTTCATATAATATATGTTTTTACCAGCTTTGCCATAAGTTTTTCTTCTTTGCATAAGAGATCCTTTGCCAAACTCTGCTTTTTCTTGTTGTAATCTTATTTCTTCTAAGGCTTTTTCAAACTGTGTTGTAAATAAAGGTATTCGCTCATCTTCCATCAAAAATACAGATGCGTGCTTTAAAGCACCATACAAATATGCGTCTGGATGATTTAGCGAAACAAAGTTTGTTGTGTTGCTATCACTCAAAGAATCTATTTTGCCATAGTATGTCAATTGTAAAGTGTAGCTTGTATCTGGTGTTGGTGCTAATTCTAAACTTTTGTCAACGATTGCATAATAAATAGGTTGACCTGTTGAGTTATCATTTGATTTTCTATATACATCTAGTGATTCTATTGATTGTTGAAATAATGGTCTAAAATCATTTGATGTTATTTCTATATTTATTGCCTCTAACCAATCTGTTGGTAAAGTAAGGTATTGCGAGTCAGCTGTTGCTGTCGCTCTTTTGACCATATCTTTTGTTCGTAACCTTCTATTTAGTTCGCCTTCAGTTGCGTCAATAAAAAAATCTAATTGACTGGTAAGGTCTGATCTATTTAAAAAGTCGGCTATGTTTGTTTTTAATTCTGCGTATGTCATATTCTACCTTTCCAAGTTCTAAATGGTTTGTTGTCAGGATCATTTAACCATTTTTTCAATGCTTTTTTATCATTGATTGATCCGTCCCTAACCATCTGTTGATATATTACCATAGGAATCTCTGCAACATGACGAAATTCTTTGCCTGGTTTATATTCAGACAAATTTTTTACATAGTCTAGGGTGGGTTGTATGTTTTGTTTGGTATGACAAATCATCTTATCATCTTCAGTAGCAAAGATGTTTTCACTATTTTTAGAATAATCTAATACAGTTTTTGTTGCCATAATAAAGTGTGGGGGCATACACCCCCACATTACTAGCTATTAACCAGCGTCAGTTGATGAAACTTTAACATCAGCAATAATACCATGTGCTGCTTCATTCTTCATTTCAAGTCCGTATTCAACGACTATCATTTTAGTTTGAGCGTCACCGATTGTGCTTATGTCAATGGTTTCAAAATTTCTGAGGTATGCTACACCAGCAAATTCTGGATCTAACAGATGAACTGCTTGTTCTCTACTTCTGTTTGATGGCACAACTTGTAGTTCGCCAAAATCACCTGAGTAGATAGATACAGATGCTTCAATAGTGTTTGCATCCACAAACTGTCTAGCTTGTGATCTACCTGTGAAACCAGATATAACAGATTTGTTATATGGTCCGCACATTAAGATTGATGGCTCAGCACCACTTGTAAAACATTGTTGCTGAACATCTTTAAGCATAGCTTCAGTTAAGTCTCTTCTAGTACCATTGGTTCTAGCAGCAGAAGCAGATCCGTTTGCGCCGTCAGATGCTTTGTTCACATTGGTTTGATACCAAGTTTCTAAAGACCTTGTTTGACGCGCAGCTGAAGCTGTACCTGTTACTTTAGCAATATTCTGTGTAAGGGCTTCTTCCATATCTCTTTTGAGGGCTTTTGCCATCAAAGCTAATTGGTGAGCCATTTCAGAATTTTTGCCAGCAGCATCAGATGCTTCTTGCGATCCTGTTACTGTTGCATCTCTGGAAGAGATCATACATACATTAGATTCTCTGACAGTAGCAGTAGAAGCTGTTCTACTTAACTCAAAACCCTCTAACTGACCAGTTGAGGATGGAGTTGGTAGGCTTTCTGTTTGCCAATCAAAGACCACATTACTTACATTACTTGTACCGACACTTGATAAAAAAGGTGTTTGCATTGGTGATATGTTATAGATTATATCACTTAGCTGTTCTCTATCGGCGGTAGCAGTATATGTATCAAAAGCGTTAGTTACTTTTGCCATTTTTTTACTCCTTAAAAATTATATTATTTTTTCAAATACTTTAGCCGCATCTGTAATTTTTCCAGATTTAGCCAACTTTTGTTTTGCTTTAGTCACAGGAGTTGCCGTTTTTGGTCGGTTTGTCGTACCAGGCCGTGCCACCTTTCTTGCTGGTGCTTTTTGTGTTGGTTTTTTCTTTGTGGCTGCAACTGTTTTAGAGTTCAGCCAAGCATTTCTCAAACCAAGTAAAGCACGATAATCATAAACCTGTTGTATCTCTTGCGGTGTATATTCCAACACTTTAATAGCATACTCGCTTATAGCAGCTTTTTCTTTGGCAGCAACCTCTGGGTTTTGCCATTCTGGGATTAGTTCAATGAGTCTTTGATTGCCGTATTCAACTTGTTTTTTGATAAGTTCTTGCTGTTTTTGGATTTCTTCTTGTTTGATTCTTTCCTGTTCAGCACTTACTGCATTCAATTTTTCTTTTTTTTCATCCCAAAGTTGCTTTTCGCGAACATAACCAACAGGATCATCTTTATAAAGTGTGTCCCAGTCTGGCTCGTTTGCCATTTCGCCCTTTAATTGGGCTTCCATCTTCGGTAACAACTGCGAATAAATCGCATCCCTTTGCGCTACTTCTTTGGCTTGCTCTTCAACAGTTTTTCGCTGTTGAGAGAGTTCTTGTGTTTTGCGCGTATAATCTTGCTGACGAGAATAGCCATTGATAAGTTCTTCTTGCGTGACCTGCTGTTCTATTCCGTTTACATTAACTGTAAACATTTGAGGTTGCTCGATTTCCTCATCAATATTTGTTTGTTCTTCATCTAAATTTTCGTCCTCTTCTATAGATTCTTCTTCGACTTCTACATCTTCTTCAAGACTTTCAGTTTCTTCTTCCTCTATTTCAGGGACATCTTCGGTAGGTGTTTCCACCACCTCAACTTCTTCGTTTACTTGCTCTTCTTCCTTATCCTCTTCGGGGGTTAAAAAACTTTCAAACATAGCGGTAGTTGTTTCGCCTTCTGTTTTAAGTGCAGTCGGTTTTTCCGTTGTTGCCATATAAATACTCCTTTACTGTATTTATGAATATTTTAAACCAATATTCTACAAAAAGGGAATATTTATCCTATATTTCTAATTTTGTTGATGTGTGTTTTTGTGAGTTTACCTTTTTCTACCATAATGCGTAGATGCCGTTCTACTTCAGGTAATAACAATAATGATCTGTGTAAATCTTCTCTGATTTGTGTATCTTTAATATCTCTGGTGTTTAACCAAATATTTGTATATTCGTTTTTTAAATTTTCTAGTGCTTCTTTAAAAACATCAGAATCTAGTATAGCTTCAGCTTGTGCAGCTTTTACAGCTTCTTCATGCGTTATGCTCATGCAAATAAGCCCATTGGATTTTGACGCTCTATTGAAAATCTGCCACCTGTAGGCCCTTGTTGCAAATCAAAAAGACCTTGTTCAAGACTTGCCAATCTTTGGTCAAAAGGTGTTAGATCAGGCATCATTGGCATTGTTGGTATATCAATATTTTGTATTGCTTGGTCAATATCTTTTTGTGTTACAAATTTTGAGACATCTGGTATCTCGGGCATATCTTGTCGTTCTATAGAGAGCCTACCTCCAGTAGGGCCTTGCGATAACAAAGTATCAATTTCGTCTCTTGATATAAATTTTGTTAAATCTGGTTGCTCTTGTGGTGGTATTAATGATGATATTTCATCACGCAAACCTTGTCGCAAAACATCTACATCTATTTGCGGTATAAAATTAAAACCGCCTAAAATATCTCTTGGCGGTGGAAAACGCATCTGATCTTGCAGTATTGTTATATTGTCACCTCTGCCACCACCAATAATATTGGGTGGTAGTTGTGAATAATCAGGTGATGTATCATCCATAATTATATCTTGTTGCACAGGTGGTGTTGCTGTTGTTGTCACAGGTGCATTCAAGTCCATCTGTGTAAAACCGCTTGGTTGATCTGGAGAAAAACTTACTCCTGGTGCAATAACTTGTTCCATAGGTAGTCCGCCAGCTATTGATCTAGCATAATTAAAACCGCTAACAAAGTTTGGATCAACAGTCGGTGTGATAACTGGTGGTCGATTTACTGGTGGTAAACCCTCATCTCTTATATTTGGTGGTAACATTCCTATTGACATAATTTACTTTACCTTATTGTTAAATGTTAGTCCAATCTTTGCACTCAAAAAGTAAAGCCTCGCTTTTTCTTCTTTTAACCAAACCCTCATTTACAACGCCTTTTACTTTATTCCATCTTTTTATCTGTTCTGGAACATCTTGATATTTACCATCATTAAGAACTTTGAGCATAGTAGATGACTTTAAATTTGAACCACCTAAATTAAAAGTCCATGATACCAATGCGTCAAACTCGTTTTGTTTTATTGGTACAGTTACAGCATCATTTACAGCATCTTCATACACTTCAACATCTTTTTTCAAAAGTTTCTCAGCATCTTCTTGTGTAATTTTCATGCCTTCTTTTACATCTTTTGTTGATCCATACCCAATAGTCCAAACCCCAGCTGCACATTGATAACTTTCTAATTTACAGCCTTCGTAATGTTTTATAAGGGTCATGCCCTCTTGTGATATTTTCATATAATTACCCCCAAACTTTGGTTTTTGTTCCGCCGTCATAGTCAACGGCAAGATTTTCTTTTTTAAGTAATTCAGCAACATTTCCTTGTTCGCAAAATATATCGCCTAATACTCTACCATATTTATCAGTCCCATACGATTTCAATGTTATATCCCCGACCAACCATTCTTTTAATTTTGACTTAGCAAGCAGTCCAAGTTTTTTTTCTTTTGCTCTATGTGGTTGTCTTTTTGTGTTAATTCGTGATTCTGGAGTGTCAATGCCTGCGATACGCACAGATTTTTTATGCAGTTGAACAGAAAAACCTAGATCAATAGTTTTTAAGCGAACTGTATCTCCGTCAATAACTTTTTCAAGTATTACTTTGTATACAAAAGCGTCTGGACTTGTCATTTATCATCAGGCGTATGTGAAGCACCAAAATAAAAAGATATGATTGCACTTGCTAAACCACCCAGATAACCAAGCACTAAATTTATAAGTGCCTCGCTGTTTTGCTCTGGTGGTTGTAGTGTTACTAAAAATATGTAGCCAAGAAAACCCCCTATGGTTACTAAGCCTATAATTCTTGCAGTCCAATCTTTACTAAACAAACCTCTTGCGTTTTGTTTGTCTTGTGTTTCTAATTTAAAAACATCAACATCAAGTTCCTTCATTTTAACTTCAAAATCTTGTTCAGCTTTTTTAAGTTCAAGCATTTGTTCTGGTGTTGCATTTTGTATTGCTTGTTGTATAGATTTTTGATCGTTTGATACACCCAAAACATCAGCAATCATATTTGCTGCCATGCCACCCATAGGTCCGCCTAAGGCTGTACCAAGAGTAGGTGCTACTGTACCAACTATATTTTTAAGTATATTTTTCATATTAAACCAACATTGATGTTACAACTGCTATAGACAAAGCGCCAAGAAAACCAAACACGCCAAAGGTTGCAGTTTTTATTGTTAAATTAATTCTAGTAATTTCTTCTTTGATGTCTGAAAATTCATTGAAAGCGGTTTTCCAACGCTCATGTGATATTGTTTCTAACTTTGTAAGCCTTTCTGCAACATCTTTGACTGTCATTTTTTTTATTGTCATCAGATAGTATATATTTTCAAATAATCTTTTTTACCTTTTACTTTTATAGGTTTTAGTGATTTTAACTCAAAATCACAATTTTTTGCAGTATTTTCACCAATCAGTATATCCTTGCCAACTTCTTTAGTTGCTGATTCAAGTCTTGCGGCTGTATTTACTGCATCACCAATAGCAGAATAATCAAACCTTGTATCTGATCCCATGTTGCCTATGACTGCCTCACCAGAGTTGACACCAATACCAATTGCAACTGGTTCTGGTAAAGTTTTTTGTAATTTATGTATAGCTGTTCTCATATCTTGTGCGCAAGCTATTGCTCTTTTTTCATGTTCATCAATGTCCAGCGGCGCATTAAATATTGCCATACAAGCATCACCTATAAATTTATCAACCATGCCACCATGAGCTTGTATGCAAGTTACCTGTTCTGTCAAAACTTTGTTCATAATATCTGTCACTTGTTCTGGTGGTAATTTTTCAGATAGATTTGTAAAACCTCTGACATCTGTAAATAAAAAAGTGCAGTATCTTTTTTCACCACCAAGTTTCAAAAGTTCTGGATTGTCTTGTAGTTGTTTTACTTGTCTAGGATCAAGATAATGTTCAAATTGTTTTTTGATCTGCTGACGCAGTTTATATTGTTTTTGGTAGTTCAGATAGAAAGCAATAGTAGATGTAAAGATTTGTGATACAAAAGTCCATGAAAAATCCAATAAAATGCCCTTTTGGATGCTAAAAACGCCTGAGAAGCCCGTAGTGAGCAAGAAAATTACAACTATACTTGCACCCTTAACTACATTGAAATAATTGATTGTGAGCCATGTCAGAGTGACAAAAATTGTCAAAATCAAAATTTCGGCCGCTTTTGACCAATCAGGTATGTATGGAGAGTTTTGCACAAGTATTGATTCAGATAATGCAGCTTGAACCTTATGTGGTTCTACTAAACCAACTGGAGTTGCAATTTGTGGCATAACGCCATTTGCAGTTACGCCAACAAAAACAAACTTACCTGCGACATACATTTGTTCAAGAGTCGTTTGTGGAGTATCAACCCAACTAATCCACTTACGACCTAAACTATCTGTTTTGACTGGAGGTATTCCTCGTATTGATATTTCTTCAATACCATTATCATTAGTTTTTATAATGTAAGTTTCTACGCCTAATAAAGATTTATATATTTGCGTTCCAAAACTAGGTATCCATTCGTTGTTTGGTGTTTTAACCAATAAAGGTATTCTACGAACTAGATTGTCAACATCTGTGGGAGCAACGGCTAAACCTTGTAAAGCGTGGTTTGAAAGTAGAGGTAGGTTTTCCTTCACTCCCGAAGAAATTATACCACCATTATCATTACCAATAACAACTGTGCCTGGTGAACTTGGATAGTTGCCACTGCCATCTTCAAACATAGCTAAAACAGATGGAGCAAACTGTAATGATTCTGCAAATATTTCATCACCGCCCATACGATCAGCTTGTGGAAAACTTACAACCCAGCCAACACCTATTGCACCATTGTTTATTAAATCTAGCTGAATCTCAGCTAATCTTTGTCTTGGTAATGGCCAACCACCTTCACGCTCTATATCATCTTCAGTAATATTAAGTATGACAAAATTGCCTGATTCTTCTGGAGTCTTGACAAAAACATCAAACACTTTTAGTTTTAGTATTTCTGTAGGCGTTGATTCAAAGATCAAAGGCAAAGAAAGTAATATAAGTAAAGGTAATAATAGTTTGTTCATTTAATCACTCTGAGTGATAGTAATTATACTATCGCTACCTCCATTTATTTTAATGACATTAGATACACCATCTTGTATCAAAATTACTGTATAAGCATTACTGCCATTGACATCAACTCTTACGCTTTCATTTACCTGCCTACGCAAACTAACAACATTACCTGTAATCAAAGCAGTTATTTGTGTGTCTGGATCTTTACCCAGCAAAGTACCAACAATTTGTGTGCTTGTTGCTTGTGCTAGCACATCTTCATCTTCATCTATTGCCAAAGCATCTAATACATTTAGCAAATCTTCAAGAAAGTTCACATCAAGATAATTAATATCAAGTTCAGTAAATTCTAAACTATCATTATCTAAATAATCTTCTGCTAAATAATCTATATCAAGATCATTAAAATCTAAGACACTATCTGCTCTTGTTGTAGTAGTTTCTTCTTGAACCAATGCTTCTTCTTTTGGTGGTGACACTATCAACATATTATCAATAATATCTAGTGTCAGATCCAAAATAACTGGTTTAGTAGGTGCTGATTCAAACACGCTTACAGTTGTTGCCTCGTAGGGTTTGTTAA